TTTGCAGTATGTGCAATTAAATCTTGTAAAATATCTTTCATGTGTGTTCCTTTATGTTATTTAAAAATAATTATTGTGTATTATAATGGAATATAATACATATGTCAATGCCTGTTTACCCGAAGCTAAACAATTCATCAAATGTACTTTTGATATCTGTATTTTCACGCAGTTGCCAACCTAATACACCTAATAAATTATCAATCTTTTCGTCTACTAATGTTTGTTCCATTGCTTCATCATCAAATGGCAACTCAGTGAACCATTTAGGTAATCGTAGTTCATCTGTTGGATAAGCAATTGAAGTAAAATTTAATGGATTGGGTTTAAGTTTACAAACTACTACCTTCATACCATCAACAATCTTCTGACTATAGTTGTCGCCATGTACCTTGCGTAGATAGTTGTAGTTCAGTGCGCCACGCACATGACCGGGCATGTTCTCACGACCCTTTTTACTGTTTGCTTCTTTATCACCGTACATCGTTAGTTTATTAACTGACTTTGGTGAGCCTTTAGTCCAACTATCTTGTTGACTCAATTCACGCTTGAAAGTTTTGATGGCTTCGATTACTTCATCACGACCTTTACCTTGTTGAATAACCATTTTCAATACGTTCATTAAAAACTCTTGTACGTATTTGGGTGTATCAGCACGTTTCAAGTCAAGACCCATAGCTTTAACATCACCTAAGTTACCATCTTTGTCTTTGCGCTTACCTTCTTTATCAAAGATATTGATAGCATAGCGTTTCTTTGTAATAAAGATAGCACGGTCACCAATCAATTCACGACCAGCTTTAATGATTTCCCCGTTCTTTCGTGGTGAGTGAAATGCTTTCTCCATGAACGCCGGGAAACTATCATTCGCTTCGTCTGCGATTGAATCATATAATCCAATGCACATATCTTTATCCCAAGCCAATTCACCTTTATCAATCTGTGACTTCAATACTGAATATGCGCTGAAGTAACAACTATCAGTATCACCATAAACAATCGCTTCGCCTTCGTGACTATATTCACCTGCAACACATTCATTGATTTGGCTCATCATGTGACGAACAATTTGTCGTCCACACAGTGTAACACTTTGACCAATGCGCTTGTCATAGAAACGACAATGTTCATTCAATAATGCGCCATATGCAGAGTTCAATAAAATTTTACGCACTAACTGACGTTTATCCCAATAATCACGGTCTTCATTAGTAGTTGATTCTTTTAGTTTCTTTTGCATTACTTTACGATCCGAGTACCAGCGAGATAATAGTCCTGGAACTACACCCTCTTTCTCGTATGTAAAGATTGTACCATTTGCACTTAGCATCCAGGGCTTGTGACTATCAAAAACTAATTTCCATATTTCAGCCGCAGACATTTCTTCACTACGTCCATCTTCATAGTCAACTGTAAGCATTGTACCACGCTCTTGGTTCATAATCGAGGTATATTCTAACGCACCAAACAAACCTTCCCATAGAATAGCACCAGTAACATCATCATCGCCATCTTTATAGCGTTTCTTTTCTTGTGCTAATCTAAGACCCTTGTCTTTCATGTATTGGTCTGTGACTGTTTGTCTAACTTGGGCAACAATAGTCTCGCCCGCCATGTTGAGTGCCCGTATGACCGAGGGATAGAGTGAGTTAATGTCAACTGCTCCGACATATTCGTGCATGCCTCTTTTGGGCGTAGCAACGAAGGCACCTGCTGCCTGTTGTGTTTCATCTGCATTTTCTGTTCTCCGTTTTTTATCTGGTACTACTAATCCACGTTCATGCGCTTCATTAAAGATAGCCATTTCAATCATAGCAACTGAACCCATTACTGTTGGAAGCAGTACAGTATTTTCATGTGCTAGTTGATTAGCCAATTCTAAGAATTTAAGTTTGTTGTGAATCTTAACCAACAACATAGTATCTTGTCTGTTGTATTCAATAAACTTTTTAAAGTCTTTATTATACAATTGGTCAAGAGTACCTTCATATTGTGTTTTGTTTTCACCAACTTCCATCTCACCAATAGCATCTAGTTTATAGCTATGGCGACTTTCGTAGTTATACTTCTTATAAAGTTGAAGATAATCCATGTGAATACGACCAACTAAATCATAAGTCTGTTCTGACTTACCAAATCGTTCATATTCTCTTGGTTTAGGTAGTTGACCCATTAAACAGAATTTACGTGTATCGTCTTTACTCATCACACGTGTAACACGATTAACCATGTAAGGTATATCGTATCCTTCTGAGTTCCAACCAGTTAATACATCTGCATCTTCAATCAACTGAAAGAAAACATCAAACATTTCCTTTTCGCTGTTGAAAAGCATACAGTTAGGAAACTCTCTAACTATTTCCCAAGCAGTTTCAGTAGTCATGTGCTTTGGTGCAATAACTAATGTAACACATTGGTCAAGCCAATCTAAGTAACAACTGATTGCTGTTACTGGATTGAACGGATCACTAGTAGGGCTGAAACCTTTTTCTGGATCAAAGTCTACTTCAATGTCAAAGAAACACGTGTGTAGTTTGGGTGCATCTACACCCAAGTAGTTTTCACTGAGACAACGAAATACTGGGTTGATATCACTTTCAAAGAGTTTTTTACCACCGTGTATTCTTCGTTCTTTTTCAAACTCTGAACGTTTACGTGTACTGAATCTACTAACAGGATTGCCATAAATGCTACGATGCTTTCCCTTGTTATCAGGGTAATAGAAAACATAATTGGCAGGGAACTCTTTGTAATGACGCTTACCGTCAACTCCTCGTTCTACTACATAAATTCTATCTTCATCCCGTGAATGGATGGCATCTACATAACTCAAAGTGTCTTGCCCACTGTTTCCAAAATAGTGTTGAGTTGTTCGTGTTCTTGATTTGATTGTGTTAAACTTGCTTTATGGGCAATTCTAATTGCCTTTTTAAGTACACTAGGTTTAACTTCTAGTTCTTCTGCAATTGCTTTTACTGTGTCAGTTAACCCGCCTTGCAGTGTGTCAATCTCATGCATCACTGCCATACCTTCATTAATCAATTGGGTTAATTTAATTTTTTGATCGCCGCTGAATGTTTTCACATCGTTCATAGATACTCCTTAGTAAAGTAGTTATTATACACTAATCTGCTAAGAAGTCAAACAATTTGCGTAAGTAAGGTAACCTTATTGGAAGATTTCTGGGTGTTCTTTACCGTATATCTTAATATACTTACCCGCCATCATATCAGCCATTGCTTCGATTGGTGAGCCAGGATAACTGTCACCGTCTTTAATCATGTTAAGTTCACTTTGACGTTGATGTACCAATTCATGGAATATAGTACGGAAAATATCTATTAGATTACGATTGCCGATATATACCCAAATTCTATCACCACTGTGTACGCCAGTATGATGACCAGCTTGTGCTTGTTCTGTGTTCTTACTTAATGTGAATTTGGGTTTAGTTTTAATATTCAATGTTTTCATTGACCATTTAATAAAGTCTTTAATTTGTTGTACTTCATCAGGTCCTTGTACGTCTTCCGACAAATCCTTTGTCACATCTTTTTCACCTAATATATCAGCTGGAAGTTGTCCTCCGGGTATTCCGCCACCAATAGCAAACTTTGCTAGTCCTATAACTTCTTTAGGTCCTTCCGACATGCCTTGTTTTCTACGCATAATTTCATTAGTTATGGAAGTTATGATTTTTAATCCAATTTCATCTCTTTTAATAGTTTTAATCATACGCAATAAATCGGATGTTGAATAATTTCTATAATGAGCGTGTTCGCTTTCTGTTATATCTTCTTCACCTAATCTATTTTTTATTTTCTTAATCCACGTGTCTGGAGTGTGACCATATTTGTGTACAAATAAATCATGCAATTTTTTACCAGTCAGTTTATAACGACGGCTGATTTTTTGCATCAATTCGTCAATGGTATCGTAACTAGTATTTTTAAGGCTAGGAAGTTTGTTCTTCAGGTCTTCAACTGCTGATTCGGTGGTAAAATCGTTTGCTCTCATAATATAGTATTTATGCTCACTTTAAAGATTACAGTAGCGAATTGTTCTCTTAGCCCAGCAGCCGGGCCACACTTTATAACGCAAAGGTCCTAAGGTAGTGTGTTCATTACGGGACTATACGGATTTCGAAACTTGTCAAATCCATCGTCCTCAGGGTATACGGGGTAATCATTTGGGTTCATATTGTTCTTACTTTCAATAATCTTAAAAAACTGAATATGTTAATATACATCCATCCTATATCAAATTCAAACCAGCGGCGACTAAGACGAGGATTTGCGGGTTCCAAATGATGATTATTGTGCAGACATTCACCACCAATAATAATGCCCCAAGGACTAATGTTCCTACTTTTATCTTTAGTTTCACCATTACGATACCCCCACCAATGTCCAATGCCGTTGATTACTCCGGCGGCCCAGAATGGAATCCATATCATTTGTATAGCCCATATTATGGCGCCAGCCCAACCAAAGATGATGATGTTGAACAAAAAGAGAATGCCAATGCCAAGTCTGGAGTGACTACTGTATAAGTTGCGCTCAATCCAATCATCAGGAGTGCCAACACCATATGAATCAACCATATCTTTATCTTTTGATGCGTCATGGTATAGTACTGCTCCTTTAAAAAATACTCTCATAATCCCATATACATGTGGACTATGTGGATCACCTTCTATGTCACTATATCTGTGATGTTTACGATGTATAGCTACCCATTGCTTAGTAACCATACCTGTTGTCAACCATAACCAAAATCGCATGAAGTGACTTAGTATAGGATGAAATATTAATCCTTTATGTGCTTGACCTCTGTGTAAGAAAAGTGTGACGCAAATGATTGTAATGTGTGTTACTATTAAAGTATATAAAATCATAAATTACATAACATATATGTTACCTACACAACCTCTTAAAACTTCTGCAAAATACTCGGTTAAATCATCACCGATACCTTGCGATTCATATTGTCTCGTATCTTCGTCACGAAACTCTGGCTTTAAATTGAGATACTTACTTGGGTTTCCCCATGCTTTACGACCATAACCCAAGTTAATTGGTAGTGGATTTAATGTAATAGTTCCTGTACCTAGATACTGTGCAAATAATTCATACAAGAATTCATATGGTCGCTTAATTTCATTACTACGACTGCTACGTTGTGTGCCAATAGCGTTAAATAATGCATTGTATTCTGGTGTTAGATTCCATGACACACCGCTTCGTGCAGGACGACCGTATTGGTCTTTTGCTACTTTACCATAGCATCGTTCTATCACTTGATTAACTGTATTAAAGAAATATTGTTCTGCTTCAGGCCATGCACCAGACCTGCTACTACCAGTATTACGATGACCTGCTTGAATAGCATGACCAAATCTATGTGCCATGATCCATGGTGTCATCATTACTTTGCTATCACCTTTGTTACCGACAAATACAACAGTGATAGCATCTTGACTACCATCAATAATTTGTTGTGCTTGGTTACCAAATACTTGTTGAATAACCTCAGGCTTCATAGGTCCGTATTCACTATAACGACCTGTACCCGGAATGTTACTAAAGAACAATCTAAAATCATAGGGAGTTTTTTCTAAAAATCTTTGTGTCTTTAGTTGATTAGTTGGATGGGGTATTAATCTTTTATCAACGCCTCTAAATGGCCCTGGCTTTTCAAAATCACCCAATGGTGTAAATTGTTTAAGAGCCATCTCATCAGTAATTTTAGGTATAGGTTGAAGTGATTCGTTGATAGACTGAACATTGTCTTTGCCGTATAACTTTACTAGCAACTGTCTTGCTTGACTTTGTGACTCAGCGTGAATTGTTGTTTTGATGGAAGAACCATCAACCTTTACAGTTACTGTATACTTTTTGAGTGAGGATGAAATTTCATCAAGGCGCATAAAGTGTTTACTCACGTTCTTTTTTAAGAATGCTACGAACCATCCATGCTTTTTTACCATAGAAGTCTTGTAATTCAGCCATGTAATTAGCAATACCTTGCTGACGTTCTTGTGTAGCAACATCAAACATATTAACAACAAGCTCAACCATCTTTTCAATATCTTGTTGAGTTTCTAAAAACATTAATTCAGCACGTGGAATTTTTGTTTGGTCTTGAATGATTGATAGCTCAGTATAGCGAGACAAACTTGCTGGTGCATAGTTACCCAACACTCTAATATATTCAGCAATTTTATCTACTGTACCATATGATTCACTGTATAATGAATCATAAAATTCATGATATTGTGGAAAGTTACTGCCCTCAATGTTCCAATGAAAGTTGCGTGACTTCAATGAAAATGCTTCTGTTGAAGCCAATAATACTTTTAAACTGTCTGATAACATTTTGGTGGATTTCCCTTGTAACGTGAATAGAATTCAAATAAATTTCTGTTCATTTTAATTATTTTCAATGAACTGAGTTAATTTTTCTCTTGCATTTAAATATCCTGATGCTTGGAATGTTGTTGTTTTATAAGCACCACTTTTACATAGTGCAGTAAATGTGTAAGTTTTCATTTTAATTCTCCCTTTAATGTCTTAATAATAATGTAGATAATACGCCAGGATCGTTTGCACTTACATCACCTTCGCCTGGGGCAACAATAACGTTGTACTTCATACCGGCTGGAATTGAATTTCTTTTTGCCATGTACTCATCATAGTTTAATATTGAATTTGAACTTAATCCATATGTTTGCGCCAAACGCTGTTTTAATTCTCGGGTAGCATTATCGTCTCTGGTTACCCAACGACCGCCCTTGCCCTTTTCATCAGCACCTTCTTTATCTAAATTACCCTTTTCGTCTTTCTTTAATAGATCCCAGAATAATTTTTCAGGTACAATGCGACTATTTTTTGTTGTTGTCAAATTAGGATCTTGTGCCTTAACTTGTTTTTCTTGGCTGGTGTGAGCCCCTTCACTCCAGTTAATAATGAAGTTATTTGGTTTTTGTGCAAGCGCGGCACCTGCCATTTTAGTATAAGCATAGAACTTAGTATTTGGATGTTGCGCTGCCATTTTCAATGCTAAATCTAGATATTCAGGACTAAAGAAGTCCCCACCATCATGCCAACGAATAGATACGGCATATCCACCCTTTTGGCCGAGTTTTTCTTCTTTTGCAATCTCCGTACTTAATGTACTAAAGAATCCACTTGGATCATTCAATAAGAATGTAAGAATTCTACCATCGCTTAACCAAGGTCCTTTAAACATAACTTTGTTGCCGCCTAATTGGAAACAGCTAACTTTACAACTACCAGCACCCGGACATGTATTAACAATGATTAATTTGTTAGTTGATTCATCAACTGCAACACCGGTTAATGCGGCAAAGCCAATGTTAAAGAATTGTTCTAAGTCACCGTTACTGTGCTTCATCTTTTCGTTTTGCTTTAGTAGGTTTTTAGGACGAGTTTTTATTGCATCAATAACTGCTTCTTCTTTGAATCGTTTACCAGCTTCGTCATAGTACTCAATTGCACTACTACGATGTATATAAGGCATTTTGTACTTGTCAGTTTTAGTTTTTCCAGAAACATATTTCTCGTCACCGGGAATAATCTCACCTGTTTTCTTATTGATTCTATCTTTTTGTTTTTCAACTTCACCGGTCTTTTTGTTAATTTTAGGAGTACCTACGATGCGCTTCATGTAGTCTTGGAACTCTTGCCCACCTAGTTCACGACTTTGTGCTGGTAGCTTGGTTGCTTCATTTAATTCTAAATCACTGTGAGCAAACGGTATAGTAACACGACCATCCTCGTCCCCTATACGGTACACGTACACACCAGCATCGTCATCGCCGGACTCATCGGGACCAATTTCCCAGCCCATTGCTGCCAGTGTGCGTTGTGCCTTGGCCATTTGTTGTTCTGTGCCATTCCACCATTGTGCAGCCAGTTGACGTAGAATTTCTTCTTCGTCTGGCTCACGGTCATCACCACCAACTGGTGCAAACTCATTTAATTCTTTACCTGCTTGACTAACAAATTGTTGCGGTGTCATGATTTTGATGCCACTTACTGCACCCGGTAATTTTGGTTCTGCGCCTTCGTGTAGTTCTGTAATTTTCATTGCTTATTCTCTTTTAAATATTGCTCTGCTATCATTACTAATTCTTGCATTTGTTCTACAGATTCGCAATTCCATCTACGTAATGCTTTATTGATTGGGCTATCTGGATCTCGTTTAGTTTTAGCACTAGCACGTGATTTTTTCATGCCACTCATTCTAGCACAGAAACTCTTACGGCGGTTAGCATCTTTAGAACCCTTCTTTAACTTACTTGGCTTTTTAGTTACAGCAGTTTTTAATTTGCTACCGGGATTCTCTCTACGATATGCTTTAACTGCTTTGTTACTCATTCCATCAGTCTTATCTTTTTTATTGACTTTTTGCCAGTCTTCTTCTACGTCTTTTTTATCTTTAGGAAATGGTTCGTCAAGAAATTTTTTAATTTCATGACCAACTATACCAGCTACTAAATTTTCTTGTACTATGTCTTTTATTCTCATTTTGCTGACTTTCTTAATGCATCTGCGGTTGGTGCTCCTGTACTACCTGGCTTACGCATCTTTTCACCACTACCTTGTTTAATACGTTCACGTTTAGCATGTATGTTAGCCCATAGACCTTTGCTTTCTTCGTCTACAGTTTTCTTCAATCCTGGCACTTCATTTTGTAGCACACTCATGGCTCGTTGTAGACTATCATAAGAATCAATGTGTTTACCGTTGGCGTGGATCATGAAGTCATTGGGACCAGACTGAATAATTTCATACTTGCCGCCATTATCACCTGTACCACTGAACACAACTGATCCTTCCATACCTTCCGCCATGCCTTGCTTCTGCATAATTTTCTTATAAGCATTGACAATGGCTCTTTCAAATTGTTTATCAGAAATATCACTGCCAGATAGTTCAGCATAGTATTTTGGATAATGCTGGTCAACTACATTGACCATTTCTCTAAAACTCACAGGTTGTTCTGTGCCTTCGCCCATACCTTGCTCGGGTAATACACCTTTAGGTCCTGCTATAGGTTTAGTTTTTAATCTTTGTTTTGTTACGTCTTGATTGATCCTGCGTACATAA